CATCTCGGGACCGTCCGGGTTCCTTCAAACGCCATGGATGGCTTGGACTCGGCATCTTGCCTCGTTCGGACGGATATATGAGAAGAGAGAGATATGAGAAGAGAGAGATATGGGAAGAGAGAGATATGGGAAGAGAGAGATATGGGAAGAGAGAGATCGCGCGCGCGCGAAACGCGCACGCACGTTATATGTTTTTAGTTTTCTGAATCAGGTTCAGAAGAGGTAATAGGTTTAGTATTTTTAGATTTAGAGGCGCCTACCGGCTTAACAGACGATAGATTACTATCGTCTGTCGTTTTTAAAAGACCATATTCGATGAGAATGTCTTTATTTTTAGGGTCTAAAAGAAAGCCAGATAAGTTTCGAGGATCGTTATTAAGAGCAGAACGAATAACACTAGGAAGTGATTGAAATGCGTGTTCTGCTTTAGCTACTTTATCAAAAGCTCCAATGAGATCAGGAGTATTTGACACATCTAAATACTGGGGAAGTCTTTTTGAAACATGAGATAGTTCTCGAGTTTTAAAATATTTTTTCATAATAGTGTTAACATTCACTTCGTTTTTAAAAGATTGATCAGTCATAGATGGAAGGTCATCTTTGTAGATAACACGAGTTTGAGCTTGAATTCTTTTCATTGGGAACTCCTTTTTTTGTTAGTTATGGTTGTTTACCGAAAAACCAAGATTTGTCTTTGCGTTGATGCCATGAAGGTGAAGGTTTATGAATCCGAGAAGTCATACTTTCAATTTTTTTAACTAAGGGCTCAAATTGCCGATAAATTCGATTTTTAAGATCGCTAGCTGGAATATCTTTTTCTTTAACTCTACGAGAAACATTACTTTCAGCGGTTTGAGACCGAATTAGATCGCGTTGAGCTGACATGTTATCAATTTCAGCGGCTTGTTTGGTCATAGCTAGTTGAATATTTTTAGCTTCAATAGCGGACGTAATAGCTGGAGTTAAAGGGTTTTGAATAATAGCGCTTTGAGCATTACCAGTGGAACCAGAGGGCGAGCTTGCGCCCGCACCTCCAGTACCAGAAAGTAAAGGGTTTAAACCAGCAGCTTTTAAGTCTGCCATTTCTCGCTGATGAGCGGTGGAGCTCATTCTTTCTTGGAAAGCTCTATTAGCCGCTGCATCTTGCATGCTTGCTTGAGTAGCTTCGCGGGCACTTGCAGTATTGGCTTGATTTGTCATCATTTGACCAACAAATTGAGCGCCGGCGATTGCTGCTGGAAGAGCCCACATTAAAACCTCCCTAAAGAAGCTGGCACAGAATAAACAGGAAGAGGTCTTATATGTTTAAGATCAAACCAAAGATCGCACAACAGGTGAGGATAATCAGGATCAGGAAGGACAAGATTTCTTGCGACCGGAGTGTTTGATTCAATAAATGTAGAATTTAAAGAAGGACGAGTAGAAAAATCTTGAGCTAAATGCCAGACGTCTAAGGTAGCAGAGAAATTAGATCGAAATTGACCTCGAATTTCAGAAGGGTGATAGCGATACTCGGCATACCTTTCTTGATAACCGAACACATCGTCATTGCCAGTTGCTCCAACGAAAATTTCTTTGTTAAGAACTTCTTGTTCTCCAAGTTCGGCAAGTTTTGGCCAAAAATAATCCCACCGAGTTTGACGAGACCACATACGATTAAGACCTTGTTGATAAGTAACATCACCACGGGCTTTCATTAGTCCGATAACAAAGCCATGCTCAACAAATGATTTTGTAAAACCAATGTTGCCGGTTTCATTAACAGTTGAAAATGCGGCCAAGTTACCGAGAGGAGTTGTTGCGGTTTCAGAAGTTTGAGCGACAGGGTGCTGATTTACAACAGAGGTACCACCACCTAAATATTCTGGGCGTTGAAGACGGAAATCAGGAGAAATAACTCCAAAATGAGCTTTAAGAATTTCGATATAGCGAGTACCGCCACGAGCATCTAATTCGAGAAGACTTTGTAACATAATGGCTTCACGGAATTGATTGATCGTTGCAGCGGTAGCGGCAGAAAGATCGGCATATAGACCGCCAACCGGATCAAAAGAAACCCCAACTGGACCTGGGGTTAAAGATAACCAACCGGAACCGTCGGTAGAAATACCGGTTTTAGAGCCTAATACTGTATTAGTTCCATCATCGTATGCTTTCCAGGCTTCGGCATTAGATTTACGAAGAACGGGAGCAGTTGAGCCTAATGGAAGATCAATAGCTCCACCTTTTTGAGGCCAAGGAAGGCAACTAGAAAAGTAGTCGTGTCTTTTCGCTCCTTTTTTAAGAACGTAAGCGCTTTGAGCGTCGGGACCATCGCCAGTACTTACTGTAATTGAGTTTTGAAGGTTCTGATCACGGAACCATTCATTCCAGATAAGATTGTAGGCGCGAAATGGTAATGCATTGGCATCAAATTGAGAGGTATCAATAGGAAGTCCCATATGATCATAAATAGTGCCAGTTAACTCAGAAGGGGTATTATTTAGTTCCACTACGGGAACAGTGAAGTCTGTAGAATCACCAGGGTTTGTTTGTTCACCGTTAAATTTTTCCCAATTTGACCAAACAAGACGATTAGGGACGAAGAAAAAGTACCAATCGACATACATGTTGTCCATTAAGGGTACAACTTGAGGAGCTAATCTCATGAATGATTTAACGTTGAGATTTATTGTGTCTCCAGGAAGAATTTCTTCAACGAAACAGGGGGTAAGGTAATCAAATAAGAAAGTATCTTTAGCTCCGTAACTACGGTCAAAAACGCTACGAGAATGATTAACGGATGGAATTTGTGCAAACGAGTGTTGAGAATGACGATCACCAAATGACATTATAAGCTCCAATTTTTTGAAAGTTCTTTAAATTTTAATTTTAAAATTTTGTACTCAATGGCTTTTCTGTTTAAAGGATAACAACCATTTGAGAAATTAAAGTTAATAAGAGAAGAAAAAAAGGCTAATTCTTCTTTTCTTTCTTTTTCTTCAGCTTTAAGGATAAGAGAGGGTCTTAAATTTGTAACATAATGCCTCCATAATGTAGGTTGAAATTTTTTAGACCAATCAATGTAATAACGAGGAATTTTGCCTTGAGAACCATCAGGAAGAACAATGAACCCATTTTCTAAGGTATGTTTGAAATTGTCTTCAATCCAAGAACGACCTAATGCTCGTTTGGAACCTGTGCGATGAAATGGTTTAAATAAAGGGTTTTTTTCGGACAAAGATTTTGCTCCATAACGAGCAACGTAGCCAGCGCTTTCAATAGTGATGGAACCAATTTCGTGTACTCCTTTATCCCAAAGCTTTGAGATGGTATCACTTTTAAACGTGGGACCGAAGTCAGTGTTTCGCCAACGGACACAGTCTTTTGGACGATAGCCAAAAATAAGGTAGTGCCAGTGTGGTCGTTTTGTAAGAGTTCCATATTCGCCAGTAACTACGACACTAATAGGATGATTGAGAGATTTCCGAAGTCTCTTAACAAAGTCTTGATGATGTTTAGGAATAAGAAGATCAGATTCTAGATTATTTTCATCGTAAGTTAGAGTCAGAAACATTGAATCTTCATGATATTTTGATTCGTGCCAGGCTCTAATACCTTTTTCTCTAGCTCTATTTAAATGACAAGCTAGACATTTACCGCAGTTAAAGCCAATAGGAACAAGTCCTGGATCTGCTTGTTTTTGAGAGAATGTTAGTGTACCTTCACGAGAAAAGCTCGCTTTTAGGGGTCTTATGCAGCGCATTTGTATAAGGCCCTTTTTTTATCCGAGACGAATACCCCCGCGCATAGCGCGAGGGTTGATATGATTTTTAGAATGAATACCCGTATTTTTTTTAAAAACACGCTTAGAAGTAGAAGATTTCATAGGTTTTCTTTTCATCTAAATGTCCTTTTTTTATAAACTGTAAAGTTTTAAAAGCGAAAGGGCAACTGCTAAAATTAAAGTAGTAGGGTCAAGAATGGGAACGTGCATAAATACCTCCTAGACCTTTATCGGTAATTTTGCAAATAACTTAAGTGTAGACACCTAAAGGTGTCAGGGCGTCTAAGTACAACAAGGGAAACTTAGACGCCTGACTGTTTATTTAGTTACGAAGTCGATAGCTTTGCACATGTGGCGCGGCGTATCGTGAGGAATTATTTTACCAGATTGTTGATCTAGTTCACCAAGTTCAAAAAGATCAAAATCTTGTGGAAATTTATTAACCACTGACTTTTCATCTTTTGATAATTGAATAAAGTCACGTTCGGCTTCGCCTCGTGAAGGTTTGCAGAAAGGTGGAGCGTAGTGTTCTGCTTTTGTG